TGGTATCCAGTCGCACACTAAAGGCACCGCAACAGGTCTCCAGTCAAACGGCGCGTTTGCAGTAGGTGACACCACTTTGGCTATTGACGGTTCAAACTCTGGCACAATCCTCGCGGGCGACGTGTTAACATTCGGCACGGCTGAGACTACCACAAAATACATTGTGAACTCTACCACCGCTTCAGGTGCTGCCGCTGGTAATATCCTGATTGGCAAGCCGGGCATCCGTGTTGCTCACGCAGATAACGACGAAATCACAATCGGCGACAACTACACAGCGAACATCGCGTTCTCACGTAATGCGCTTGTATTGGCAACCCGCCCACCTCTCCGCCCTCTCGGTGGTGACGCAGCTACAGACGTTATGATGGTTACTGACCCTGTATCGGGCCTGACATTCTCTGTGGCGCGATACAACCTTTACGGCATGGCTCGCTACCAAGTAGAATTGGTATGGGGTTATAAAGCGGTTCAGCCTGAACATATCGCTGTATTGATCGGGTAATCAAATGGCAGAACTTAGCCAAGCAGACCTCGACCTCATCGCCATTAATCAAAAATGGCATGTTGTCGGCAAGAATCTCTGCACAATAGCCGCTGTATAATATGGAATCGACTTACTGCACAGTAGCTGAGGTAACGACATACGCCGCTGCGAACGGGCACCGTTCGTGGTTGGCTTTGGCGTCTCAGGATATAACCGGCGCGGTGAATAACGCGTCAGGATATGACGCTGGCAGTAAGTCGATGTCTGTTGACGGTTTTTCTGACACTGTGCGACCGCTTGCTGAGGGTGACAAGTTCACAATTTCAAGCGATAGCACAGCGACAGAATATACGATCATATCTACTGTCTATGACAGGGGTACGGTTGAAATTACCTTCTACCCAGGATTAGCCGAGAGCGTGGCCGATAATGACGTGATAACCATTGCAAACTCTGAGGCGTCAGATGAACAGATTAAGACTGTGGTCATGGCCTGTCAGGATATAGTAAGGTATCACGGGCAGATCAATGACGACTCCACATTATGGCTTTCTACAAACGCCGATCTAAAAACGGCAAACATCTATCAGGCTTTGCATTTGGCAAACGTCCTGCCCATGAGAGAACGCGCTACAGTGATAAGAGAGCTTACCTCAAACGAATTCGACGACGGCGAAATTGTGATTCAAGGCGTGAACAATGGCACACTTGATAGCATGGCCCGTTTTTATGTCGATAAGGTCAAGAGAGAATACCGCTCAGTGATTGCGGAGAATGACGAGCTTTACGGGCGGGGGCCGTTTTATGGCCGCTAGAAAATCAGATTGGGCAATCCGTGAAGAAAAGAATTCTATGCTACGTGCTGTGAATTTGATTAAACAAAGATGGGCTAAACTCGACTCTTTAGAGTGGACGCTCTCACAAAACCCCCAAGCACTCGAAGCGGCTCTTGCTCAGTACAAAGACCAATTGAGAAAACCTCTATTGCGATTCTTTGCCGGTGCACCCATGGAGCAGATGACGGTTGAGGCGCATAATCAGTTTATCCGATCTCTTAGACAATATGTCCAGAGCGGTGCGGTGAAGATCACCCGCGAGGTATCTGTCGGTCTTTTAGAAAGCCTGCAATCTCAGATAATGCGAAACATTGACACGCTGCTGAGCACATTCGACGGCAATATCTTAGATAGAGCGAGGCAGATTAAAGCCATCGCAGCAGAGAACGCGGGGCAGGCCGTACTTGCAGAGCTTCAAACTATTCAGCTAAAGATTGAAAACATCACAGCCCGGACAACCGGAGCGAGTGACCTTAAAAAGGCTTGGTCTGATTTACAGGGCCAATACGGCACCCGCGAGACGGTTAAATATAGAGATGGCAAAAACTACCCTTTGACCACCTATCTAGATGGCCGGGCAAATTCCACCTCTGCGGACATCCACAGACTCACTACACAATACGATGCCACTCAGGCGGGGATTTTCACGGGGAAGATTAGCTCGCACGGTGCAACTGATTCATGCAGACCATTTGAAGGCAAGATTGTTTTCTTTACTGAAGCGGGGAGGGATATTCTTTCTCAGAAATACCCGCAGGCGCGAAATCTCAAGACTGTTGACGAATTGAAAAACGACCGAGGGACACACCTTTGGAAGTTTAACTGTAGGCACATTGTCACCCCGTACCCGATTCAGTTTTTCGACGAGGCCGACGCCGTTCAGGAGTTAGCCGCATGAGATTCTACCGTGCGAAATATCTCGACGACAAATACCACAAGGCCGCACCGCTAAAGGCGATTACATGGCATATTAAGTCGATGGTCACACGCAACCGACAAGGCGACGCGGTGGCTTATGATGGTAAGTTTACATCTACCGAATCAGTCAAGCCCGGTTCGCTTGTCATAGCTGATGACGGGCAATCATTAACAGCGTTCAAAGTCTCTGCCCCGTCTTTTGGCATGGCCGGTATTTACTCTTATTACCTGAAAGAAGAGGCGCAAATATGACAGCGGCGCAGGCTCTTGTGAGAATCGAGGCGATACAGCGGAAAGCTCTCGTAGCGTCTGCACAGGTTGCTTTGGCTCAGGTAATGCCGTTTGTACCTATTGATACAGGGGCTTTGAGAGAGTCCGGCAAGATAATTGATAATGCTCAAGACAATGAGGTTTTTCTAGAATTTGGCGGTAAGGGGTCACAAGGGAAAAATCCAGGTGCTGTCTCTCCATCGAAATATGCATCGAATCAATACAGCACAGCACGGCGTCACTTTCTAAGTAGCGGCAAGTTAGGCCGTCTATTGCAATTATTCACCGGCGCAGCAAAGACAAGAGCAAAGGGCAAGAGCAATAAAAGCCGATACGCAGCAGCATACCGCCAAGCCATAAAAAACGACTCATTAACCGTTTTCCCTAACGGCGTCCGATGGTTCAAAATCATTTTAAGATCGGCAGAAATCCGCCGTAAAATGGCGTCAACATACGCGAGGGCGGCACGTGGTAACTGAGATAGCAACAGCATTTAACACCGCTCACCCGACATTGAACATCACCACCTCAAAGGGTCGGGGTATGCAGGCAGACGAGATCATGGAAAGGATGCAGACGGATAAATTCCTTAACGTCTTAATGGGCGTTGACATCGAGCCAGAATCGGACGTTCACCGAAACACACTTGGCAGAGTGGTAGAAGGCCGGGCGATGATGTACTCTTTTGCAAAAACCGATACAGCCGCTTTAGATAGTCTAAAGACATGGTGGCGCACACTCTGCCCCGGTTACGGCACAGGGGTTTTACATAACATACAAACGCAGACGACGCTTGGACTGGTGACTTTCCTTCGTTGGCGTGCCATAGGTGGGTATCAAGATACCGCTGCACCCTTTGGCAATTTGTGGGTAGCAGATCAGCTTGTAGAATACACAGTGTATATGTGAGGTAAAAAATGGCACAAGATAGAACAGCTATTCAATTCGTTGAATACAAATTCAAGTATAACAATGCGGATGTCGGTTATGTCCGCATGAATCAGACTATGACGGAAATGGGTTTCCGTTATGTACGGGTAGATGATGCGGCGCAGACAACCGGCATTGTAGCCCTTCAAAAAAACGGCGTCGCGCCTACCTTAAAAGTGGAGATGCTGCAAACGCAGTTTGATTCGATTTTCGGTGACTTGGCAGGCGATCAGGTTTACCCTATCGTTGACGGTGCAAAGGTCGGTTACGGTATCGGCGACCGAAAGGTTGACTTGTTCAATCTCGCAAAACAGGGCGTTCTGCATCCTGTGGGCGTAGATGACGACGACTACGCAAATGATATCATGTACTGGCTTACAGTGCCTGATATGTCGTCAGTCTCTTACGGTGGCAACCGAGACGGCGCGCAATCGGTGACGATGAACTTCTTTATCCTGCGCGATGACACCAAGTCACTCGACTTTAACTATGGTATTGTCGGCGACTGGACAGCGACCACAAACGCAGCACCGCACACCGTCTACCTGACGACAGAAAGCACAGCGCGAGCACCGTATAAGCACACGACTGCTTTGACTTTGGGAAGCCGTGCAAAAACCCAGGTTTACGCCTATGGTTTTTACAAGACTAACTCAACAGTTACCGCTGCTCTAAATGAGGTCGGAAACATCACCGCGACTACAGAGACTTTTGACGTGGACACGATCTCTACCGCTTCAAACTTTGCGGTCGGTGATTATCTGTTAATTGGTACAGAGGTGATTCAGATTTTTGCGATCACTTACAGTTCAACCACAGCGGCAGAAATTAGCGTCTACCGAGGTCTTGCAGGCACCACAGCGGCAGGCCATAACGACAACGCGGCTATCACGAAGCTGTCAAACGTGTATGTGATCCCGGTAACGCGCCGCGCAACTTGGGCAAGCTCTGCGGGTGACGACGTTTCTGTCGGTGACTCTAACAGTCTCGACACAAAAGGCCTGCTTACTTGGGTAGCTGATGGTAGTGATACAATCACCGCCACAGTATCAAGCGTAGCGTCGCCTAACATGACAGTTACAGCGTTGGCCTAATGAAAGTCGGGCGATTCTACCTTAAAGAGAGAATCACCCTGTCTGATATGCACCTGACCGAGAGCTATATACTTTCGGCCACGAGTGCAAAATCGGGCAGGGAGGCCGCTTTTTATTTAAGGCGAATCGTCCGAACTTTGACTCATGCGCGGTGGGTCTTTCGATGGGATTTCAAGCTCATAGATAAGATACTCATCGCGGCGGGTTTTCAAGGTGCTAAAGAAGAGCTAACAGAAGAAAACGCCATAATCAATATGACCTCATGGATAGCAGCACAGCAGGGCGGTCTTACGCCTCAGATGGTTGCAGAATCCATGACAGCGAGCGAGATAACGCCTTTCGTAAAAGAAATGGCACGGGCTGTACTTGAAAAGAGTTTGCGATTGCTCAGAGCACACCACGACCCGAAGGGGTACTCTGAGGAATTGCAAAGAGAATTTGAGGCACTGGAGAAAAAGGGGCGTAAATCATTACCACCGAAAGCTCAAAGTAATCAGATTATGAACACGATGCGAAACGCATTCAAGGCAAAATGAGAATATTACTCGCGCCAATACTACTACCGATTGCGGTGCTTCTGTGGTTAGACTACAAATCACGTGTCAGAGCTTTAGGCCGTCGATTGTCTATGGTCTACGGAGTGGATTTTGAGACGTCATTTTACCGTGAAAACTATAAGCCGTTAATTCAATTTGTGGGGGCGATATGTCTGAACAAATAGATATTGATGGCGTAAAGTTTAAGATTGGTTACGATTCTAAAGCCGTTGCCGATGGGTTAAAGGGCGACGAAAAGAAAGCTGAAGAGTCAGGCAAGAAAGCCGGTCAATCATGGGGTAATGCTTTTGGAGCGGTGGCCGGTGCTATAGCCGGTGCAAAGATTGTCGGCTTTTTTAAGTCTGCTGTAAATGAATCGGCTAAACTCGAAAACGCACTATTAAAGGTTTCATCGACTGCCCGTGCGATGGGGCAGAGCATCCAAAACGCCACAGCAGCGGCGGAGAGCCTAGCCTCAGACGGGTTTATGTCCGTAACTCAGTCAGCGCAGGCACTTTCAAACCTGATGCAGACAGGTCTTTCTTTAGATCAGGCGAAAAAATTTGTCACGGCTTCTAAGGACATAACAGCCTTTGGAAACACCATTGGCGACGCCGCACAGGCGACTGAAGACTTGACTCTCGGTCTTTTGAGGGGGTCGGCCCTCGTAATTGATAACGCATCCCCCGCCCTCAAGTCCCTATCAAGGGAATATGAGAAAGTTTTGCAGACTCAGGGGAAAACCGCAGCGGCCACCTTCGCCTATAACAAGATTCTAAAAGAGTCTGAGAAGTTCGCAGGCGATGCGGCGCGGTCGATGGACACCATGACCGGCGCGCAGAAGCGAATGGAGGCGGCGACTTCTTCTGCATCTGCGGC